CTAGGTTAGGGTGTTCCAGCTGCCGCTGTTCTTTCGCCACTCGAGGCTTCCGCCGTTTTCGCGGAAGTCGATGTCGACAATCCCGGAATCGTCGTAGCGCAGGCGCACGTAGCCAGAGGCGAGCGTCCCCTCGAAGAGGTCGCCTTTCACGATATTGTCCGAAACGATGTCGCCCGCCGCGCTGATGTTCCCGTTGGCGCGGACTTCCGAGGCCGCGTTGCGGAAAAAGTAGGTGTCGGTGCTTCCGACGTAGAGATTCGACGACACGAGCAACGAGTCTCCCGAAAGCGTCCGCAGTCGCGAAGCCGCGTCCCGCGAGAAGCCAGCGTCCCGCGAGCTCCCCACGTAGAGAGTCGCAGCGACTTGCAGCGAGTCGTCGGTTTTCAAGATGCTTGCCGCGTCCCGGTAGAGGTTGGCGTCTGTCCCCCACCATAGCTTGTGGTCCGTGTCCAGAGTCAGATCTCCGTTTTTCAGATCGAGCCCGCTATCGTCGAGGAACGCGTAGGTGCCGAGAGACTCGCTCCCACCAGCGTAGAGCTCTATGCGCCCGGTAAAGTTTGTCGCGTCCGCGACCATGGCCTTGTCGGTTCGCATGGCGATTACCGGGCCGTTGGACCAGGGGGTGGTAGACCCGCCGTTGTGGCCGTGGGACCGGATGCGCATGATGTAGTCCGAGCTCCCGATCGCCGTCTTGCTGGCAAAGGTTCCGTTGGCTTTGTCGAAATCCACCAGGTTCTGGTTGGCGATGGCGAGCGAACCGAACCCAGTCGGAGAGCCGTCACCATGCTGGGTGAAAACGCCTCTAGCGATCGAGCTCGCAGCGCCCTCCCAAGTCTTTTTCGAAGCGTCGGTCGTAACGACAATATTGTTCCGGACGCTCAAAAGATTGTCGGTGCCGATCTCGACGTCTCCGAAGAACTTCGCGTTGCCTGTATCCCGCTCGATTGCCCATCCCACGCCGGTCGAAGCGTTGAAATTGTCGCTCTGGATGTCGGTCCCGAAGTTGATCGTCCCTACGGGAGCCTCGAAGTCGAGGGTCTGGGAGCCGCCGAAGGTGGCCTCGCTGATATGGTAGCGGCTGGACCAGTATTTCTTGGTGGTGTCGGTGATGACGACTTCGACGGGCACGATCTGCCAGTTGGCGGGCAGCCCGGTGAAGTCCCCGGTGGTGAAATTGTAGCTGGTGGCAGACGGCGTTGCGGGGGCGCTTGCCTGGCTGACCGTGTAGTAGACGATGCCGGTCGCGTTTCGCGGGCCGTCGGCTCCGTCCGAACCGTCGGCTCCGTCAGCCCCATCCGAGCCGGGATCCCCTTGAGCCCCCGTGGCGCCGGTCGCGCCCTGCGGACCCTGTGGCCCTGTGGCCCCGGTGGGGCCCGTGGGGCCTGTCGCGCCGGCGACTCCCTCGCCTGCCAGCACCCAGTCCACCTGGAAGTCGATTTCGGAATCCACGCCCGCGCTGGACCGGTAGATGACGGTACCAGAGACGGACAGCTTCTTGACCCCGTCCGTGTGGGTGGCGAACCCGAGCTCGCCCGAAGCCCCGACCGAGGCGGCGCTGCCGCCCGTGTAGACAAGGCCGGACTTGTAGCGCCAGCGGTCGTTCGTGGGAGTGGCGTCGTAAGTCTTGAGGTCCGACCCGAGCAGGACGGAGGGGGTAATCGTCTTCCCCGCCGGATCGTAGTCGGAGTAGTCCGCGTTGACGGTCTCGAAGTAGGCGGGGGAGAGCACGTTGAGCGCGGCGGAGACCGACAGCGGATCCACCGCGATCGACCCCACGTCGGCGGAGACGTTTTTGGCGTAGTCGACCGCCTCCACCCAGACATACCAGGTCGACCCGGCAGCTGCGGGCAGCGTTATCTCGCTCCCCCGGGTCCACTGGCTGGCGCTGGGCTTGGAGTCGGCGCTGTTCAGGTAGACTTTGTAGTGCCAGATGTCGTCTTCGGTAGGCGGGTCCCATTTCACGTGGACCGTGTCGTAGCCAGCGGTGACCACGACGCTGGTGGGCGCCTTGACGTATATGTCGTCAAAGGTGAACTCGTGGCCGGAGACCGTACCGATGTCGAGCCCGACTCCGAAATGGGTGAAGGACTGGATCTTGAAGTACCGGCTGGCAGCGGTGTAGGGGAAGTCCTCGTGGCGGAGGAACTCCAAGTCGGAGCGGAAGACGAGCCACGCTTCCGAGTCCAGGGCGTGAGCGGCTGCTTCGGAGCCTTTGCGCCCACGAAGCACGTGGAGGTTGAACGCGTCCCCAACCGCAGCCGTGATCGAGCCGACGGACATCACTTCGTCTCCCGCGATGAGCAGAAGGGTGTCGTCGGCGCGGGCCTCGTCGGTCTGGGAGATCAGCAGCCCGGTGTCGATCCCCTGCGGGGAGACCGGGAGGATGGACCCTCCGGCGGTAATGGCGGTGTCGAATGTGACGGACAGGGCGAAGCGCTTCAGCTTCCCAATCTCGGAGTAGGAGCCATCGTCGCTGGAGTAGTGCACCGCAGCGCGGGTCGTATGCTTGTCGGGACGGTCCGCCAGGAGGAAAACGGCGGGAAGGTTTCCGCCCCACGGCTTGGACGGCTGGAAGAAGCGGAAACTGGAAAACGCGGCTGGCTCGGGCGGCTTGAGGCTCGGGCGGGCCACCGGCTCGTAGGGGAGCGCCTTAGCCTGGATGCCGTGCTCCTGGACGAGGTGGATCACGTGCTCGAGCAGCCCGGGATCGTAGTCGATGCGCATGATGCGCGCCACCAGATCGAGCGACAGCGGGGAGTACTGAAGCCGGAACCGGGATCCCGGCCCGAGCGCGTTGGCGTCCAGCCACGAGGCGAGCACCGGGGCCTTGCCGCTGAATCTCGGCTTCGAGCGCTCCGCAAGGTAGCGCACCTTGTATTCGTCCGCCTGGTACTTGGTGATGAAATTGGTCTTGTCGAGCGTCTCCTTGCGGATTTTCTGCGCCCGCTTCTTCGAGGCGAGGCTTCGGTGCTTGGCGGCGGTCTCCTTGAAGCCCTGGGCGCGGTCGACGTGCTTGACCGTCACCTGGTTGAGGACGTCCGACCACGGGTCCGGAGTCGGGTTGACGGGCCCCGTCAGGCTCTCAGCGTCCAGCACAGGCAGCCCTCCCGGCTCGGTGTCTGGGTGGTCGAAGTAGTCCAGCACCAGCTTGCCGCTCTCCACTTTCACGAACCCGTCGAAGTAGGAGAGCACGTTGGCCACGTGGGCGGAAAGCGGCACCGCCCGGTTAAGCTTCGGCGCCTGGTGGCCCCAGGAAGCGGAGTGGCCCGAAGCGCCGGGCACGTCGATCGAGGACGCGCGGCGGATCAGCGGCGCGGTCGCCTTCCACGATGTTTCGTCCAGAAGCGAAAGCGCGTCCAGACCGGCGAGCGGATGGTCGAAGCAGTCGGCAAGGTGGAAGACCGGGTTGCACCCCTCGTAAGTCAGCACGTTGGAGGGCTCGCCGCTCCAGGTCTGCGGCAGCGAGTCGAGCACTACCTCGATGCTCGGTACGGCGGTGCGCTCGAATCCGCAGAAGAGGTTGAGGATGACCAGCCGCACCTGCCCTCGGTAGGCCGGGTGGGTCGAGGACCCGCTCGCTGGCGGGTCGTAGTCGAGATCGTCTTCGGGCAGGTCGTCCGGATCGGCGTAGGGGATGCCGTCGCCCGGGATGTTGTGCTGGCTGGAGAGGCCGTCGATGTAGGGCACCAGCCTCGTGTCGGCTGCCTGGTCCATGGCGCCGGGTGCGAAGTAGAAGTCCCCCTGCCCGGCCACCAGTATCTCCAGCTCGCTGGAGCCCGAGAACTTGGCGGAACCCTCCCAGATGACCTGCTTGTCCTTTTTGATCTGCCGCACGTAGGTGGACTGCCCGCACTTGAGCAGGCCGATGACGTCCGCGAAAATGTTGTAGCCGATGACGGTGTCGTTCTTCTTAACGCTCTGGGTCACCGGCTCGCCCCGCTGCCGGTAGGCGTCGTCTATCCAGTGGACCGGGTAGAGCCGCGGACCGTGGCCGAACGGGAGGGAGATCCCCTCCTCGTTGGTGGCGATGTCGTCCCCGTCGATGTTGCCGATCTTCGGCTCGTCGACCGGATTGTAGGATGTCTCTGGCGTTCCTCCCATGGCGTCTATGTCTCGAACGCCCGGTAGATCCGCTCCACGAGCCGGGCTTCCTGTCTTGTGTTGAGGGTTTCGACGACCACCCCCTTGTCGGATCGGGCGTGCAGGTAGGTCCTCCCCGCCAGCACCACGGCGGAGTGCGGAGGGCCCGGCCAGCGAATGCGGAGGATGTCCCCGATGCGCATCGTCTTCTGGGGCTGGGCCCGGTCGAAGTCGACCGCGGTCCAGCGGGCGAGTTCCGGAGAGCTCTCCAGAGCGGAAATGACGTAGCGGTCGAACCGCGAGGGCGTCCAGTCGAGGTGGTACTCCGGAAGATGGATTTCCGGCATGGCGCCGGACCGTTCCTGCAGGTAGTTGACCGCCCCCCAGCAGTCGATGCCGCCGGACGGGCCCGGATGGCGGGAGTTCTCCCGAAACGGGGTTCCCCGCAGCAGGGCCGCCGCGTTGAGCAGCGCGTGCATCGCAGATACGCTCTCGTAGAACGGCGTCATTTCTTCCCCGTCACGTTCGGGTGGTCGAAGCTCTTGAGCGTCAGATTCTCCCGGGCCCCTCTCGGATGCCCCTTGAAGTTGATGGCGTTGCCCAGATCTCCGCATCTCGGGTAGGTGCCGTTGCAGCCGGGCTTGAACGTCACGGAGTCGGAAACGGCCGCCGGGCTGAGGAGGGCCTCGTCGAGAGTCAGCACTTGCGTCCCGCTGCCGGGGGTGGAGGCCACGATTTCGCGGACCTGGTAGTCGTCGCCGTCCCCGTACTCGAGAACGCCGTCGACGAAATGCCCCGCTGCGTCGGCTGCCGCAGTGGAGACGGTGACGACGTTGGCGGAGATCGAGTCGATGGTGCCGGACTCCTCGAAGTCCCCTTCCACAAGCCCGCAGCCGGGCGAGAAGAGGTCTACCTTGCAGTCGGGCCCCAGGTCGAAGTCCCCGACCATCTGCTTGAGCAGGCCCCCGAAAAGCCTGACGGTCGCCACGAGCCTCCGCCCGGAGGGCTTCACCCGGTCCACTTCTCCGGGAAGGATCAGCTGGAGCGTTCCGTCGGGGTCCGACGGGTCGCAGGTGTAGACCTCGCAGGTGAGCGGAGCTTGCAGCGGGCCGGGGAAGAACCGCATGAGCGGGTTTCCGGCCTCCGCATGGGAGGCGATGTCCACCGACCCGTCGGCGAAGCGCTTCAGGTCGATCGACAGCTTTCCCGGCTCGATGAATCCCGGAGTGTAGGGGACGCCCCCCGCCGTTATCGACTCGCTGGCGCTGGATAGGCCCACGACGACCGGCGTCGGGGAGAGGTAGGAAAACTTGTACAGCCACACCTTTCGCGGGCGCTCGTAGGTCCGCTCCGGGGTGATCTCCCAGGGCAGCTGGATGAACTCCACGCTGGCCCGAGCCACGTCCCGGTTGGTGAAGGCCAGCCGCAGCCGCTCTTCGCTAAACCGGACCTTGGTCCCGTGCGGAGCGGTAGAGGTGGCAGTGCCGGGATTGTAGAAAGACGGCGAGGTGAACGCCTTCCAGGGGCCCTTCATCGAGGCCCAGAAGTTGACCAGTTCCCGTATCTGGCCATCCAGAACGTTGAGCCGGAACCCCTGGCCGTAGCGGAACGCCGCTTCCTGGTTTTCCACCGCCTTCTCGACCCGGGACCCGTAGGATACCGTCTTCTCGCCGATGTCGTAGGACTCCTCGACAGACTCCACCTTGTTGAGCGAGACCGGCCACGAGGCCGCCAGCGAGTCGTCGACCGCGAGGACGCGCATCGAGTCCGGCGCGTCGTCGTCGATGACCAGCCGGTAGACGGCCTCCTTGCGGTTGGAGTCGATGACTTCCGCCTCCTCCACTTTCGCCAGGCGCCCGAAGTGCAGCGGGCAGCTGGTCGGGTGAGTGGTCGGAGTGGCTCCCGTGGCCACTTCGTGCACCGTATGCGAGGACGGGTCGGACTTGTCGTAGTTGAGAGCGTAGGACGGGGCGAAACGCCGATTCGCGTCAAAGTCCGCCGCCGCCCACGCATCGCAGTACATCGGCACCGCAATCCGCTCGGAAGCGTAGCCCGCCAGGAACTCCCGCATTTCCTGGGCAGCGTCCCCCTTGACTAGAATGGCTATATGAACGAAGAGCCGGAGCCCGGAATCGTTCGGAGAACGATCCTCGGCCCGGGTCTCCGACTCTGTAAAGTTGGTATACGAGAAAAGGTCCACATTCTGCGGACGCTCCCAGTGGTGCGGGAACCGCAGCACCTTCACCGCCTCGCCCTCGACTGAGACTGTGTGTATCCACGCCATGGGTATCTAGCCGTCCCCCTCGTAGCTGCCTTTGTAGAACTCGCGCACGAAGGCGCGGAACTCCTGCTTGAAGTCGCGTATGTCCACCTTGAGCTCCGTCATGTTGTTGCTCAGGTTGTTGAGCGCCCCTTGCGTCACGGCGATCTGGGCCTCGAAACGCTCGTCTGTCACCACCTCGCTTTTCGGGTAGTGCTGCGAGTGGTCGGCCTGGTGGGTCGTCACGAGCGTATTCACTTTCTGGAACTGGGTAGCCGTAGCGACATTCTCCTTGCGCTTGTCGTAGAAGTACCCGCCCTCGTACTTGCTCAGGAACTCCTCATGGGCCTTCTCGTAGATCTCGCTCGAAATCTCGGTCGCGATCTTGCGGGCGATCTCCTCGATGTCTCCGCTCTGGTAGTCGCGCCACTCGCGCCAGCCGGTGAAGAGCGTTATCAGCCCGACCCCCACGGCGAGCCACTTGGTTAGCGTGTTGTCCGTCATCTCATTTCTGCCCAAAAGGCGTAAAGTAGAAGCCCACTGCGAGGGCTCCGATGTTGAGCGCGGTCAACGCGAGGTATCCAGTCGTGAGGATGACCGTCGTCTCCTTGGTTGCGGGTAGCTTGACGAGACCCCAAAAGAACGTGAATCCCTGTTTCATTTCCGGAAGCAAAAAAGTCGTGAACTGCTTTTCCGGATACACGATGCCATAGGCGCCCATGAAGCAGATCATGGATACGAGCATGATCGCCAGAATCCTCCGCGTGAACGCGCTGCTCTTGGCCGTTCTCGACCCCTGGAAGACCGCCCGCTGGAAGGCGACCGCGTCCTGGCGGTTGGCCCCCACTTCGGCCAGCTTGCGGCGGCTCCGCTCCTGGGCAATGCCCGCGACGATCTTGAGCATCGAGCCGAAACCCGCACTCCCTGCTACCGAGAATAGGGATACGAGCAGCTCAGCCACTGCCTTGGCCCCCCTTTACCTGCACGCTCTGCACCGTCTTGGCGGTCAGCGTGCCGAGGATTAGAAGCACGTCCTCGATCGAGATCGGCTCCATGGCGTCGTTGACCCAAGAAGTGCGGACCCAGACTGTGAGCCAGCAAACGAGCACCAGCACCACGCAGGAGCGCAGCAGCCCGGTCTTTCCATCCTTGTCTTTGAGCGGATTCGTCATGCTCAATTCAAAGTCGCCTTGACCCTCCCCGAGTCGTCGGTCTTCAGAGTGGCTTTGGCCCGCCCGGTGGCGTCACTCTTGAGCGGGCTGGACGGAGGGGAGGAGGTCAGCGTTGCTGTGACGACGGGCGTCTTGCTTGCCCGCAGCGCAAATGCTTTGGCCGTCACGTCTCCGCTGCTGATCGTCGCTTCGTAGGGGGCTTCGTTGTCAACGGTGTGTGGGATTTTGTCTACAAAAAACACCACCCAGCGAGTATCGCCGTCTGGATTGACTTCATAGTCGTTGCCGTCCTGCGAAATGGTCGCTTCGGTGAGCGGGACGTGATCCGCTGGATACGCCCCGATGTCGGGGGTTGCGTCATCCCCATAGTAAACTAGATCGTCGTCTTCCCAAGAGAGCTCCGAATCTACCGTGATTCTGTCGCCACTGATCGACACGATTCTACGCACGTCCGTGCCGATGGTGATCGTGTCACCCAATATAAGGTTTCCGCCGTATTGATCAATCGCGGTATTGTCCCCCCTGAAGAATCCGGCGTCGTCAACATCAAAGCTAGTACCAGTGCCAGACGTTTCGTTTACCGCCGTCAAAGCGACCGCGTTGTCCGTAGCATTCGAAGACGCGCCGAGAGTGAAATCGTCGCCAGCCACGTCGTTGAAATCAGGGTCGGCATTGTCCTGCGAGGTTACTTGGTCTATCCACCGGCTTATTACCGTATCAAAAGTAATCGGGCCGTCTGGATCATAGGCTAGGTTCCCGTTGATGAAAACGCTCCCCTCGCTGTAATAGACTTCGACATTGGTCGACTGCGATGTCCCCCACGACTCGTACTCGATATTGTTGAAAATGTGGGTGTTGTTTACGCCCGTGGTGATTAGGACCAGCCCTCTATCCTGCGTAGGGGCTCCGCGCAGCAACTCTATCGAGTCATTGTGATACCACCGAGTATAGCTGATGTCGCCCTCGAAAGCCTGATTGATGCTCGCAGAAGAGCCCGTGTTGTGCCAGATGTTCCCCCGGAAGATGTTTTCCGTCATTGGCCCGCCGCCCGCGACCGAATTGCTTATGTTTGTCGGGTGCTCGTCCGGCTCACTTGCGCCGGTGCCCTCCTGAAACGTCGCCTCGAATAGATTGTACTCCAAGCCAAGACTGGAAGAGCCCGACTGGAACACGTCCGAGTGCCCGCCCTCATCCTCGCTCAACCTGACCGTGTAGTTGTTCAGGAAGCGATTTCGGTCGCCCTTTATTGTCATGGCGTCGGGCAGAATATAGTCGAATGTATTGTGAGCGACGATGTTATCGACACCGCTAATGTTGACCCCGACCGCGCTGCCGCTGCCCCCTAGTCCGATGTCTATAAATGTATTGCCAATGATGAGACAATTATTGAGCACGTCGCTCGACCCCTGCCGGATGCCGTTCACCCTACCGTGCGTAGCAATGTTGTTCCAGATCTCCAGATAGGAGCAGGTGCCCGTAGTCAGTATATTCGCCTGCTCCTGCGTGCCCGATGTGTCCCCGTCCGCATAGGCGTCTATCGTAAACCCGATTATGCGGATGTAGTGCATATTGGTGAGCGTCCAAGTGTCCGTCACCGCCACGCCATCGGCTACAAAGGTTATGGGGTTGCCAGCAGTTCCGGTCACCGCTGGCGTGACGTTCTCGACAAAGGTGCCCGCCTGAACGCGGATGGTGTCACCCGCTGCAACATTGTCCGCAGCGTAGTCGACATTTCGCCACGCTCCGCCGCTTGAGTTGGTCGTCCCCGCATTCCCGTTGTCGCCATCCGTCCGGACATAGTAAGTAGTTTGCGCGTACAACGAGCTGGCAAGTATTAGGTATAAAATTACAGATCTCATCAGTTCGAGTAGAGTCGCAGTCTAAATGGCAGATTAGAACCGTCCGAAGACCAAGGCCCGACGCCGTTCGCATCGTAGGCCAGCCGGTCTGAGGCATCGCCCCCGTTTGTGTATTCCCAATGCACGTAGTTGCCCGAATCCGCAGCGTCCGCATGGATGACGACCCAGTAGGTCGTAGCGTCGGAAAGCACGGCAGATATGCCCGTAAATTCGACCCACTCAAACGTGCTGCCGATCGTGCTCGCGTCCACCGCATCGCTCGCCGTCCCCACCAGCGATCCGGGTTCACCCGAACTGTCGTCGTAAATCGAGACCGTTAGGTCTTGAGTAGGTGAGCCGACCGATTTTAAGGAGAGTTCGACTTTACAGACAGTGTAAGCGCTGGTCGTATCAATGTTCCCAGCCCGGTATTGATAAAATGAATGCGAGCCGACGTTGCCTTGCGAGGTGCCCGTATTCTCCTCGGAGTCCTGCGCGGTAGAGCAGCCTCCGCCCGCGCTAGCGATCGTTTGACCTCCGATTTCCGAGTATCCTGTCAGATCGAGAGTCGAGGTCGCTATTCCCCCAATCTCGTCAATGTCCGCGAAGAGCGGCAAGGCGAGAGCCGCCCAAATCAGTATCAGCTTTCTCATTACTCTACGGTTAATTCAAGCTTTCCGAAGTCGACGAAGATCACGTCGTCCGTAATGGCGAGGCCAATTTCCTTCACCGTGTCGGTACTGGTACTGGGAGCGGTTGCGGTTATCGCCCCCGGCGTGTCGCCCATGTAGAGCCTTTGGCCCGCCGTCCATGCCCATGCGTCGTTGCGCACGAAGCCTTCCCGGATGATCGATATCGGGTTGCCGTCCGTTGTGGCCGCCGTCGCTAGGCCGAAGGCGAGCCGCGTGCCGGACCCGTCGGCATCCGCAAGCAGAAACTCGCCTGCCGTGCCGTCGAAGTAGACCACCTCCCATTGGGCGATGGTAGCCCCCCCGTTGAGCCCATCTAAGGTCGCGCCCGAGTAGCTGTCGTCAGCGTCCAGCGGTTCGCCCGCCGTCTCGCTTGCGGAATAGGAGAGGTTGAGCGAGTCGGCCTTGCCCAGCACGTAGTCAGCCAGCTCGGATGCGTCGATTTTTTTAAGCACCCCTGAGTCGTCATACACAAACTCGTCGTCGTCGTCGGGCACGCCGTCCGCGGTCTGGCCGGTGATGTCGGAGCTTGAAAAGGCCGATCCTGTAACCGCAGACCACCTCGGATTCGCCCCGGAGCCCTGCGTCTCCAGATAGTGGCCGCTAGTGCCCGGAATCAAAGGTATCCAGTCGGTGCCGTCAAAATACATGATGTCCCCTTGGGTGGCAGTCATGCTCTTGATGTCCTCAAGGTAGGCATGGAAGCCCTGAACCGTCGTCCCAATGGCGGAAAGGTCGATCTTCAGATCCAGGGCCGCCTGCTGGGCCGTCGACACCGGCTTGCTGGCGTCGGAGGTGTTGTCGAGGTTGCTGTCTGCGACAATTCCGCTACCGCCAAGAAGCTCGTCGAAGGTGTCGATCCGGGATCGCGTTATGAGATCCTGTTCCGCAGTCTGCCCGAAGGCGAGCGTCGCCAGGAACGGCAAAAGGAGTATTAGCTTTTTCATGTTATGGTGTAATTGGAGGCGTGCGTCTCCAGGTCTGCTATGGTTAGAGTTTCGTTGGTCAGGGCCGTGTTGAGCGCGGCTCCGTCCGCCAGGTTGAAAGTGGTCGCGTCGAAGAAGACGAAGTTGGACATGGCGTTGAACTGGGCGTCCGGGATCGCGTTCAGGTTCTGGACGCGGATCAGCTCTGACTGGTAGTTGTCCCAGGTGAGTTGCGTTTCCGCTACCGCCGGCGCCGCGAAGCGCACCGGCTCGTCTACCTCCGAAACCGGGCTTTCGAAAACCTGCAGTATGGCCGGGACGAGGATCATTTGCGCAGGGCGGTGGAGAGGGTCACGTCCAGCGTGGTGCCTCCGGCGAGCGTCTTGGTCTCGATCTGGATGTCGAACCCGCGCTCGACTAGGAGGTTCTCGAAGTCGTCACCGGTGTAGGTCTTGATGAGGTGCCAATTCCCGTTGAGGATGGCCCCGTTTCCGTCCACCGCGCCGACAGAGACTTCCACGGATCCGCCGGACCCGGTGAGGCCGGTTATCAGGATCGACGACGTCCCGCCGGGATTGCGGTAGCGCTTGGCGGTGTTCTCCGCCGACTGGTTGAAAATTACGTTTGCTGCTGACATATTGGTATTGGATGAATGGTTACACGCCGAAGAGCTCGGCCCGGTTGTTGCGGACGATGTCCATGATTCTCGCCTCGTCGTCGCTCAGGGCGGCGGCCCGCTGGGCCGTTCGCCGGTCGTCGACGATGATGGGCAGCCGGGATGCCCCGGAGCCGGTTCCGGCCCGCTGGGGGGCCTCGGCCACGAGCCCTCCGGAGAAGTAGCCGGGCAGCTGCTTGCGGCGGCGGATCTCGTCCAGAGACGCCACCCCCACCGTGCGCACGGTGGCCGCGTCGAGCACGTACTCCCCACGGTGGACGATCCCCGCCGGCTCGTACTTGCCCCCGGGGCCCGTGTATCCGCCTTTGGCGAACGAGGACGCCGCGAAAGCGAAGAGGGCGGAAAGCGCCGCCAGTCCGGCGATCGCCGCAATGCCGAAACTGGCCCCGGACGCGGCGGCAGCAGCCGGAGCGTAGGCGGCAGCGTCCGCAGCGCCCTTGGCCTTGTTCTCGATCGTGTCGGCAGCTTTGGCCGCTTTCGATGCGGCGCGCTGCTTGGCCAGATTCTGGACGAAGGCGATGGTCTGGTCTCCCAGAGCGGTGGTCACCCGGTTGCGGATCACGTCCGATATGCCGGTGAAGATTCCCGAAAGCCCCCGCGCCTTTCCTGCCACCACGTCCACCGCGCCGCCCACTCCCGTGCGGAGGGAATCCTCCAGCACGCTGGTCTGGGCAGTGGCCCCGGCAAGGGCCCCTCCCACGTCGGGAGAATCGCCGTCGCCGGGGGCGGAGCCGACAGTGGACGGGTCGAAACCCTGCCCTTGCGGGCCGAGCTCCCCGGCTGCGTCACGCGCGGCCACGTATTCATCGATTAGCGACACGAGCTTCTCGGTAGCGGACTGGCCGTCCTCGGTGGACAAGGTCAGGTCCTTCTGCACTCCGAGCATTTCCCGGAGCTTGTCGGAGCCGGTGTCGATGAGTGTAAGCATTTGACTGCGGACAGCCGTCATCTTCTCGGTGACTTGCGCGTGGGCTTCCTCGAGAGTGATCGCCTTGGCTACTTCCGCATTCCCTAACTCAACTCGCTTCAACGCGAGCTCAGGTAGCGGATCAAGGCCAATCGTGGATCTTACTTTATTGGATACCGCAACTAGCCTATTGTATCCATCTTCTAAATGCCCAAAGAGCAAATTGATCGGTGTCGTAGCTACTCGAAGCAATGAGTTTAGAAGTTTCTGCTCAAATACGTCGATCTCAGAGTATGATTTAAGCATCACAGCTCCCAGAAAATCCACAAACACTCCAACACGGTTTAGAATAGCCTTCAGGAAGACGCTCCCAAGAGTAATGAAACCCTCCGTGTAGCGGCCCGGGTTGGTCAGCTCGCTGGCGAAGTCCTTCATCACGCTTTGCGTCGCCCGGGTCCCCTGCTCGAAGCCCGCCTGCAAGACGAGGGAGATGAGGTTGAGGATCGTGCCGTCCTTGAACGACTGGAAAGAGAGGTTGATGAAGGCGCCGATGCGCTGGCCCACCTGGGTGAAGTCGAAATTGTTGAGCCGCTCCAGCGGCGCCGAGAGAGAGCTGCCTATCTGGTCGATCACCCCGGCGAAGAGCTGCCGGGACTTGGTCTCGAACCGGCCCACCAGCGTGTTGATGCGCTCGAAGAGCACCGCGTTTCTCTCCAGCACGGTCGGGTACTCGCCCAGCGCCTTGGCCGCGTCGGAAAACGCTTCCTTGTTCTCGAACAGGGCGAAGAGCTCGCCCGCGCTCGTGTCCAGAAGATCCATCGCGGCCCGGGTTTTGATGGTCTGGTCCTCGGTATTGGCCAGGGCTTCGGCCACCACCTGGAAGCGGTCGAACTTGCTCAGCCCGACCAGGTCGGACGGGTTCAGGTTGATCGACTCCAGGGACTTGCGGTAGGAGTTGTTGCCCTCGGTGGCGATCTGCGTCCGGCGGGTCAGCCGGTCCAGGGTGATGCCCACCGAGTTGGCGGAGGCACCGTTGTCCTTGAAGGCCCGGCGCATGAGCAGCAGGTCCGAGACGGTCTCCCCCGTGCGCCGGTTGAGATGCAGCATTTGCGACCCCAGGGAGATGATGTCCTTGCTGCCGCCGATGGCCTGCCGAACGCTAGCGTACGCGCCCACGAGGCCGATGAGCCCGGTGGCCAGCCTGCCGACGCCGCGAATCGCCCCCTGGATGCCGCGCATCTTGGAGTTGAGGGCTATGAGGACGTCTACTTTGGATTGGGTGGCCATGGTGGGTTTGCTACTTGCCTACGCGCTCGTCGATCAGGTCCTCCAGAGGGACGGCATCGGCCGGGACCGCGGACTCGAAAGGAGGCAGTGGCGCGTCCGCGACCCGGCGCAGGGCTGCTAGAAAGTCTTGCTTGTCCCCGAGCGCAGCGGCTCGGCTTAGTAGGGATGTCTCGATCATATCAATACGCTTCCGGCTGGAGTGCCGCTCGATTTGCTGGGCTATTTCCGCGAATGTCAGGTCCTCCTTTACTCGGGTGACGGTCTGCCCGAGGATGTCCGCGAGCTCGAGGGCGAGGTCGTGGACCCATTCGAGGAGAGTCGTTCGGCCAGGTTCGGGAACCGCTTCTCGGTCTCCGCGCCCGCCTCCGCCAGCATCAGCTGGGTTTCGGCCCATCTCTGGGCCCCGGTAAAATTTAGCTCCACCGCCTTCGCCTTGATCTCCTGGACGGACTCGGGGTGCAGCGTGGCGCCCCACCCTTCCGGCTGGCCGCAAACCAGGTCGGCCAGCTTCTCGTCTTCGAAGGTCTCGAGCAGCAGGATGAACTGGGGGTAGCCGATCGCCCGCAGCAGGCGCGCCTTCACGCGCTCGGGCTTCCGCTTCGCGGAGAGGTAGCGCACTTCGACCGGTTCCCCCCCAGCCGCGATGACGTGGCCGGGGAGGTCCTTGGGCGTGGAGCGGAGCTTGGGCTTGGTGGGCATGAGTATACCTAACGAAAATCAGCTATAGAGATCAGGCGGGAGCGGCGCCGGTGACGACGTCGAGAACCGGGCCGTGCCAGTTGGACTTGGAAGGGTCCATCACGAACTCGACCGTGGCGTTGGAGGCGTTCTGCCCGTCGTGGGGCATGTCACCGAGGAGGGTCACCGACACGTAGCACTTGACGATGCGCTTGGCGGACACCTCCACATTCGAGGTGGGAGTGGCGAAGGTGAGCTTGTTCTCCGGGTTGACGATGCCCATGAACGCCCAGAAGTAGTACGTCTTGCCGGGGCTGAGGGTGTTGTTCTCCCCGAGCATCAGCTCCAGGAGGGCGTCCTTGATGTCCTTGACGTCTGCGGAGACCAGCGACACCGGCTTGACCTTGCGCTTTTCGGCCACGTAGACGGTGCCGTCGTTGGCCTGGTCGAGTATCTCCAGCTCGTCGGCGGAGATGTTGAGCGAGCTCTCCGGGGTGCGGCAGAAGGCGTCCGGGTAGGCGGCTTCGAGGGACGTGTAGTCGGTCACTCCCGTGATGTCAGGCTCCGCTACGGAGCCGGTGTCCCGCTTGAGCAGGATGAGAATCGAGCCTATGTGTGTGTCTGGCATGGTGTATTCAATTTTTGGTGTTGGCGATTATATTTACAAAGTATACGTAGAGCCGGGAATCCTCGCGCGACTCGGCTTCGATGGGCGGGTCGTCCTTGAGATACGGAGACGGGGATCCGGGAAAGTCTTCGGCGATGAGCCCCTTGAGGCACTGGGCGGCGATCTGGTAGACCGTCTTAGCGGTCTGGTTTCGGGGCCGGTCCTCGGCCACCACGATGGATACGTAGTTCTTGAGGCTCAGGTCCGACGGGTCCCCCACGCTCTCGCCGTGGATGTAGGCCACGGAGAAGGACACCCCGTTGTCGTGGAGCGCCTTTCGGTGCAGCTCCTCGTAGTCGGGATCGTCATACGCGAGAGCCGTCAGCCCGTCGGGCTGGAAGATCTCGTCTATGCGGGCCACTACGGCCGGGATAAGCTCCTCGAGTGTCATGGTTTTACGGGTAGGAGCGCCTTGGATAGGCGGCTGTAGATCTGTCGGTGCCTCTGGTCCATCTTCCGGGCAACGTAAACAGCGATGTCCGCCACCTGCTCGTTCTCGACCTTGCGGAGAGTTCCGCGTCTGCGGGACTGGATACGGGCGCCTTCGAGAAAGCCCTGAATTCGGACGGATGGGTTTCGCACGCCGAGCGCCGTATTTATGACGGCCTGACCGATCCTAGATCTCTTTGCTGCCCGACTGTGAGCTCCGAGCGTTAATCGCTGGCCCTTTTTCAACCTTCTCCACTTTGGAAGGTAGAACTCGAAAGCAAGAAACTTGGCCGATTTCGCCCTGGCATCCACTTCCTCCTCAAACGTCAAGCGACGCCCTTTTTTGTCGCGACGGCGGCGGATGGCGTAGCCGAGGCTGATGCCCTCTTGCTTAATGTCTTCACGCGCCGGGGCCATTTCCGCGAACCGGCGGAAAAGGGCGTAGCGGAAGCGGTACGCCCGGCTCTCGATGAGCGGGCCCAATTCCTTCGAGGTGTAGCGCAGCTGCGTCTTGAGGGCCTCCTCAAGGTGCGGCAGTCCTGAGTGTACTCCGTCCTTGGCCATGCTAGGAAATGTCGTGGGTCTCGCAGTCGTGGATGGCCACCGGGTTGGAGGGGGAGGAACGCCTAGTCCCGACCCGCACCCGCACGGTGCCCGCAGCGTTCTCGAAGTAGTCCCCCGCCTTGAGAGGCGAAGCGAGGTCCCCCGGCACGTAGCGAAACGTGTAGCGGGAGGCCGGTGGCGCCGCCCGGGAGGCTTTCCCGGGCGGCGGTGGCTCCTCGTAGGAGGAGACTACCCCAATGAACGACTGTTCGCTAAAAACATAGTCCTCCCCTCCCGAGCTTTTGGCTTGGGCCTTGAAGGCGGCGGCGTGCGCTTGGAGAGGGGCGGACATCATTCTGGAAGAGCGTCCCCGTCTTCCGGAGGCGTATCCTTTTTCTGGTTATCCTCTACGGGATCGGCGTCGCCAGGGCTGGAGTCTGCGCCCTCGGGCGAGTCTCCAACTCCGCTGGGCTGTTGCGGATCCGCGTCCGGGCCGGGGGGCTCCTCCGTCGAGTCGGCGCGCTGCAGGCCGTAGGCCTCTAGCTCCTCGTCGGAAACTTCCTTGAGAGTCTCTGCGGCAGCGAGCCGCTGGGCGGCCTTCTGCTCGATCTCCCGCCGCTCAGCAAGCTGCTGGGGCGTGAGCACCTCGGGTCTGGGCTTGTCCGGAAGGGCGCTCCGCTTGTGGAAAATCCCTTTTCCAACATGGCGGAAGGCGATTCCCTTCACGTACTTGCTTTTCCCCGAGAGCTCCTTGTCCACGGCGGCGATCGCCTTTTCGGCATCGTCTCCGACGTAGAGGGACTTGACGGCAGTCTCCTGCTCATCCAAGCCCAAAGCTATCACGAATCGCTTCATCTTCTATGGTGTCGCGATTGCGGTCTAGGCGCTGACCTGGCGGACGCCGGAGCTGCCGTCGAGCTTCTTGCCGCCGTAGAGCCAGGTGAGGTCCATCTGGAGATCGCCGTTGGCCCAGTTGTACCAGTAGCGGTACATCATCTGCAGCTTGGACCGGGGGTCCGTCACCACGTCGAGGATGCCGCCGGCGTTTCCGAGCTTGTCGAAGTACTCCTCCGGCTTGGTCGGGATGGTGCTGGCGAAGGCGAGGGCCCGGCGGGTGCCGTAGAAGCCGATCAGGTTCTCCGCCGTGGGCAGGTCCTCGTAGGCGAATACGCGGTCGTAGCCCTTGATGTCGGTGATGACGTCGTGGCGGTGGTCGGGGCCGCTGGAGCGGTAGTCGCGGCTGACCGTGCGCTCGTCGTCGGAGAACTCGTCCCAGACCGGGCCGGACATGATGCCGAAGCGCCCCATCGGGTGGGCCTTGAGGGTGCGCAGGGCCGAATTGGCGTCGGTCAGCACGGTGAAGTTCGAGTTCGTCGCCGTCTTGATGAACTCGGTCGGGAAGTTCGCGACCGTGATGAGCCCGAGCAGGTAGTCGCAGGCCGCCTTGCCCAGGGCGTGGGCCGCGTTGTCGACGTTTTCCTGATACACGTTGCCCTCGTTGGTCACGCGCTCGGCTTCGGTGGTCGCTATCGAGACGTGCTCGTGGCGGTCGATCACCACGTCCACGAGGTCGTAGTCGAGCCCCTGGTTCTCGTAGGTCCCGTTGAAGGTCTGGGCGCTGAGCTCCTTGGTGATTTTTATCTGGGCGGTCTGGCCCTTCTTCAGCGGTTTCTCGCTGAAGCCGGTGGCGATACTGGCTAGTACCGGATATTCCCGGACGAGCGCCTGCAAGACGTCCCGGGCTACGATTTTAGGAGTCGAGGCCCCTATTGAAGTGTTTGGATTGGCTGGCATTTTATATGGATTTCAGGTTGGTGTTGAAGTGGTGGAGGCGGCTAGTTCTTGGAAAGGTCCGTACGCAGTTTGCTGATACGGGCGTAGAGCGCTTCGGCCTTGTGGATGTCCGTCTCCTCCTGGTACTGCTTGGCGAGCTGCTGCAGCTCCTCCTGCGGAGTGAGGGCGTCGTCGTCGCCGCCGTTCGGGGCGAGGCTGGCCGGCTCGATCCCCGAGGCGTTGCGCCGCAGCTCGTCGGCAGCGGCCTTGGCCTTGAGCGCCGCTGCCTGGGCTTCCAGGTCGGGCTTTTCCGAGTCGGCATCCGCATCCGCGCCGCCCTCGGGCTTGGTGGAGAGGGCGCCGAACGCCTTCTCGTAGGCCCCCACTTTCGCGTTGGCTATGGCCAGGTCCGCTTCCGCCTGGGAGGCTTTCTCCTGGGAGGCCGTTAGCTTGTCCTGCGTATCGGACAGCTCGGTGGCGGTGGCGTCGTGGTCGGCTTTGGGCACGTAGCTCTTGCCGAGCTCGGCTTTCAGGTCCTCCTCGGAGGAAATGGCGCCCAGGTCGATCCCGAGCGGCTGGAATGCGGCCTTGAGGCCGTTAAGGTGTTGTTTCAGTGATCCGTTGAAGATGGACATGGCTGTTGGTGTTTTCGGTGTGTTGAGGTTAAGCCGCTGCCGTCTCTGCAAGTCGGGCGTAGGCCGTATTGAAATTCTCGATATGGTCGATAAGCCCCGCTTCCAGGGCCTCCGGAGCGTCCAGCCCCTGGCCAAGCATGGCCCCGGGGTCGACGTCGCGACGGTTAAGCACGTGCGAGACGAAGTCCTCTTTCGCCACATTGACGATGCGCTGCACTTCCTCCCGATGCTCGCCTTCCAGCGTGGGGCCCGCCCCGATGCCCTTAAGTGGGGAACCGTCCGAGATGACGGGATCCCACTTGGCCCCGAACGCTTCCCAAAGACCGGAAAGGTCCACCCACGGGACGATCGTCCCGATGGACCCCTCGACCGACGACTCGGTACCGGAGATGAACGCGGCTCCCGCGCTCAGGTAGAATGCGGCGGAAGCGACGAGCCCAGAAGAGTGGACCGCCCATGGAATCTCCAGGGCGTCCAGAAAATGGGCCGCTTCGGGCAATCCGTGCACGGACCCGCCCGGGCTGTCGACAGCGAGCAGAATCGCCTTGGCTCCACGGTCCACCAGCTCTTCGACTTCCGCGACGATGTCGTCGTAGTCGGTCATCCCCAGCATCTTGTCGAGAGGGCTAAGCCCCTTCGCGAGGCCGCCCATCACATGGGCTATGCCTATGCCCGACTTGTCGAGGGTCGGCTCCGGGCGCTGGTTTATGAAAAGCGAAATATGCCGCTTGAGCCAGTCGTGGTCTCCGGCCTGCGTATCCACCTTGGCGATATAGGACTGTCGCAGATTGACAAGATCCAGATAGAATCTCGGCTGGATGTGCCAAACGGAGGCGGCTTGTACTAGGGCATTCATTACGCGGCTTCTTTTTTCTCCTTTTCGTCTTCCTTCTCCTGGTCGCTCTCGCGGCCGGAGAGCTCGGGGGCGGTGCCCACGGCTTCGGATGCCTGGTCCTTGGAGGGGTGGGTCAGATCGAGCTCGGAGTAGAACTCCAGCTCGGACTTGGTCTGCTTCGCCTCGGCCTTCCAGAATTTGCCGCGACGGGCGTGGTAGGCCTGCAGGGTCAGGAGGCCCTGCTTGACGAGTTTGATGTCGATGTTGGCGTCGCGGCCCTTGTCGATGGTGACGACGGGAGCGCCGGGGACGATGTCCACCTTCCACCAGTCCTTGACCGGCTTGATCTCGCCCATGGCTATTCCTGCGAGAATCGTGAACTGGTAGAAGCGGAGGGTGTCGCGCTCCTCGCTGCGCTGCCAGTCCTCGCAAGCCGCGTTGATGCGGTTCTGGATCGCCCGCTGCGAAGCGGAGCTGATCCCGGACGGGTTCCAGCTAAACTCGTAGGGCATGCCGCAGCCCGCAGTGACGTTGCGCCCAAGCCAGTCGAGAAACCCCATGAAAGCGGGGGACGGCCGGTTGGAGGCGAAGGCCTCCAGGCGCTCGTTCTGGGCCAGGCGGATCACCTCGGAGCCGGTCACTTTCTCCAGCGGGATGGCCGGGTCCAGCTCGTCGGGCTCGGGTTCGTCGGGATGCCCCAGAAACTCCTCGTCGGTGACTCCGAGATCGTCGTCGTCATTCTCGACCAAAGCGCGGTTGGTAATGACGCGGCTGATACGCCCGTGGTCCTTCACGGTGGCCTTCTCCAGGGCCAGTATGTCCAGCTGGTCATGCAGGTCCGGTATCCCGTGGGCCAGGCAGGTGACGCCCCGGGACTGGTCGCCGTCCTCCAGCAGGAACGACTGCAGGACGAAATTCGCCGGGTAGGTCTTGCCGCCGTTGCGGGTCTTGACCCGGTAGGCCACGTGGCGGTCGAATCGGTTGCGGCGGACGCCGTCCTTCCAGCGATCGTCTGCTGAGTCGAGGTCGAAGTTGCCCACGTTGTGCGAGCGAACCATCTGGAACTGCGGCCAGCCGGACTCGCTCAAGGTCAGAATCGTGTGGGCGTCCCCGTCGAAGAACTTCATGCCCACCTTGAGAAACTGGTACTGGTGCCAGCTCACCTTGCCGGACAGGTCGGCGATCTTCTGGGCCCGGTTGAAAAAGTCGAAGTACTCCTCGTTCCGGCGGTCGTTGCTGGTGGCCGGTATCGGGAAGAGGCCGGGGCCGATCGAGTGGCGGGCCAAATCCTTGGCCATGGCGCGGGGCAGGCCGATGTTCTTTCGCATCCAGCGGGCCTTGCGCATGAGCTCCGACCGCGTGTACCCGCTGACCTCGCTCGGGGCGTCCATGACGAAGTCCATGATCGCGCTGCGCCCCTTCGTGAAACGGGCCCCGATGTATCCGCCATCGTAGGACGAACGGCGGACCCGGGAGGCGGTTCCGATGCGGGCGACCGGCTTGCTGCGCCCGTCGTATAGGTATCGGGGCGTGGCCGTCATAGCGGGATGCCCAGGTAGCTGGGTGCGGTCTTCTTGCGGCGGCGGAGGATCAGCCTCAGCCGCTTGATGGCGCGGAGGTTCAGGGTGTCCTTCTGCTGGGTGGTCAGGGCGTCCCAGCCCTCGTAGACGTCCTTCGGGTTGATCGCCTCGATCGCGGCCAAAAACCGCGTGGCGTGCCGGATCAGGCCGTCCTGGTCGAACTGCCCGTCGATGCGGTAGGAGAAGGCGACACCCTCGATGTTGGAGGAGAGGACGACTCCCGAACCGTCCTTGCGGGTATCGAAGCTGGAGTTGGCGAACGCGTTGACCTTCAGCCGGACAACCTCGCAGTCCGTTTCCCACTCGTTGGAGTCATCCTGGAGGAAACGGCGCACGAATGCCTGGTAGGAATCGAAAGCGCTGGCCATATATAAATGGCCGGTTTTTCTACTTTTCGGGGTCTAAATCCCGATCTCTACACGTCTACACTCCTGACTATCAACGAGATAAAAATCTCAAAAAATCCTCTCTACACGTTTACACCGTCTACACTCCTGACAGTCAACGACTTAAGTTTTTCCGCAATGTTTAACAAAACCGTAAAACCAGCTCAAACCTCTTTCGGTCAGGGGGTTGGGAAGAATCGGCTGTCGAAGCGGAAACCCCTCGCCCGCCCAGTTACCATCTGCCTTGCGGAGCCCTAGCGGCCCCCCAATCACGGGCGAGGGGGAATGCGCGGTTTCTAAGTATTTCCGCGTAGCTGTCAAGAGGGAAGAGTCAGCCGGAGAGCCAGCGCCAGAGGCGGCGAAGCCGGTCCCGCCAGCGCCGGAAGAGCCGGGCAACCGGACCCGGTCGCTTCGCATTGTAGGGCGCGGGGTCTTCAGTCATGTTTTTCAATTCAGGCCCAAGGCCCGCGCCGGGTCAATCGCGCCGCGATTTACCGGGCGCGCCTCCCACGGTTGCGCCTTTCGACCGGAGCGCAGCGCAGGGAGAATGGCGCGGCTGTGACAAAACCAATCGATTCAAAGAACAGGGTCTTTGATCTCATCGTTCGGGGATTGATGAGTTTTAATTTCCAGTCTTCGCGTCTCTTCGCGTTCCTCTTGCACCCAAAACCAGGCCATTGCCCAGACCGCCAAAGCGATGGCGAGCCACTTGAAATCGATTTTGTAGTTGTTCCCGTGTACTGTTTTCATTCGTATTCGAATTTCGGTTACCTATTTAAACATCTCCAATTGGTTCCCCTGCCGGTGCGGAGGGGTCGCCGGCTTCTTGCGAGGCTTCGGCTTCGGCGGGCGCGATTCTGGCGAGGCGGATTCCTTTTCACTCTCGTCTTCCGACGGGTCGAACATCGGCAGAATCTTGCTCATCAGAGCCACGACGATCTGCATGGCCTCGCAGTCCCAGCGATGGTTGGGCCGCTTCCCCTTCTGCACCCAGCGCTTTCGCCGGCGCTTGGATATCTTCTCGACCACGGTCACAAGCCGTTCGGAGTCCATCTCAGCGAGATACTCTGGAGAGATGTCCGACGCCACCAGCCAACGCGGGCCCATGCCCCGGCGGAACCGGTGTAGGATCGACTTGACTACGTAGTTCGACCAGTGCCGGAACTCGACCGCCGTCCGCTTCTGGCCGCGCTTCCCCTTCAGCGGGTCCGCACGCTTCTTCGGCGAGTACGGGAGCATGATCGCCTCCCGCTTCGCCCCCACCCGCTTGAAATGCGGGTAGCTGTCCTTGTTTCCGTCCCCAATCAGGACCCGCCAGCCGTACTGGTTGGCGATCGGGAGGATGCGGGTGTACAGATTGTCGCCGCCGTCGATGAAGACGTTTCGCGAGTGGATCCTCTGGTCGATCTGCCATTTCCGCGCCTCCTGGTGGGAGTCGAAGCGGCCCTCGTAGTAGAGGCGCGAGTCACCGGTGCCGTCCTTGGCCCAGCAGCGGCAGACGGCAATCAGGTGCTCGGTGTCGTCGCCGGAGCCCTCCTGGTAGTCGAAGACGAGAATCTTGTAGTGGGGCTCCTCCCACTCATCGAGCATTCTGAAATTCGACTTGTGGAGGACCACCTCCTCTTCCGCGTAGTCGTCTTTCCAGTACTTGCAGGCCTGCTGCATGTAGAAGTTCTGCAGCGGCTCGATGTTTCCCTTGTCGCGCTTGTTGAGGGCGAGCACGTACTTCCGGGCGATCTTCCCGAAAGCCCCTCCCACGATCGAGGTCCAGCGGAACGTCTTCTCGATGGGGGACGCCTCCGGATTCTCCACCACGTAGCGGCCGGTCTCGTTGAAGTAGCGCTTGGTGGTAGGATCGTCCTTGTGGAGATGCCCGCAGTGGGGGCACTTGAACGCCGCTGTCCGCTCCGCGTGGTCGTAGTCGCGGTCGCCGTTCGGCAGGGACTTCTTCTCGTAGAAGAGACCTGCGTACTCCCTTTCGTCGTCCTCCATTCTCAGGAAGACCTCGAGCGGCATCACCTTCCCGCAATCCTCGCACGGGGCGCTCCAGACGTGCCGACGGGCCGCCATGGCGATGTCATGCCAGGCGTCGTCCTCGTGGCTCGCCTGGGAGGTGAAGACGATCTTGCAAATCTCTTTGTAGAACTCGGTGCGGTTGCGGGCCTGGTCGATCACCTTCGGGGCCCATCGCCAGATCTCGTCGCCGACGATGTTGACGATCGACTTCGACTGCACAGACCCCTCGTTCGCCCCGGCCACCCACAGCTCCATGTGGGGGAAGCGGTAGTGCTGCCGCACCTTTCGCTTCTGAGCGTAGAGCTTCGCGTGCGGGCCGTTCTCGAAGCACTTCTCGATGCGGCTGTTCCAGTGCTCCTTAGCGTCGTCGTCCGAGTGGAAGATCATCATCGTCGGGTTCGGAGCCTCCGCAAACAGCCACTGGATGAAGATGTCAGCGCCCAGCGAGCCCCCAGTCTGCACCGACTTCTCCACGTTGATCTGCCGCGTGTCGTAGTCGCGGTAGGCCTTGAAAACGTCGATCAAATGCCGCGAGTAGCCCACGTCGAACCACCCCGGGATTCCGTAGGCCCCGTCCTTCGGCAGGTTCACATTGTCGCTCGCCCAGTCGTAGATCTCCCGCCTGTCAGCAGGCTGCCATCCCGCCCGGTAGGCGCCGCACATGTCTGGATCCGGGCCTAGCATAGCTTTTTCACCGCCGACTGGAACTCCCCGCAAATCTCGTCATAGAGGTTCGCCCCCAGCTCTCTCAATTCCCGCTTCGTCTTCCGCTCCGCAATCTCAGGAAACCGCTTCTCCAATGCGGTCCTCAGTATCCGGCTCTGCACTTCGCTCAACGCCCGAAGCGTCATCCGCAGCTCGTCGCGCTTCAAATACTGCCCTTCCGACACCTCATTATCAAACCGCCGCTTCCGCAGCTGCTCGCGCTTGATGTCCAGGTCAAGCTTCTCCGACTCGCTGACCCCCTCCAGATCCAGATCCGTCACGTCGATGAACTTCTCAAGATCTTCCAAGTAGACCCGGGATCCGCGAAACGCCGTACACCCCTTCTTCTTCGCCAGCTTCAGAATCGACAACGGAAGCCCCACCATCGAAGCCGCCGCCTCCATCGAGTCCGCGTACTCCGGCCGCTTCGACTCAGCCTCGTATTCCGCCAGACGCTTGGACTCCCCTTCCGAAAGCTCCGCCCCTCCATTGCTTTTCGCAATGATCGCAGCGACATCCGGTGGAATCTCCTCACTCATACGTATCTATTCCTCAACTACTTGCGCGCGTTTCTCCCTTTCCGCCCCTTCCCGTGCGAAAACGACGGCATGAAATCGGAACCAGCAGAGCTTTCTTCTAGCGTAAGAGATGCCTTGTTTTTCTGGAGGGCCAGATAGTCGTCGAAGTATTCCCTCGCCTGCGACTTAAGCTTGTAGAGAGCTCCCGTCGACACGCCATGGACCTTGGCAGCATCGGCCACCGTGCGCTGGTTGGTTGGCACACGACTGGGGCACACTACAGACAGGCATGCCCAGACCTTGCGACGGAATACCCGCGAGTCGTTGCTCAGCATCGCGTAATCGACACATGCTTGGAATAGGTCTACCGATCCTTCCACGTCGACATAGCATCGACCCTCTCCTGATTCGAGCTGGGCCGCTGGGTCAAGCAACGGGGTTGGCAGTTGTTCAGGGTTTATCATCTATTTCGGCTACCTGCATTCCAGTGTAGGACGGAACGACGCGAAGCCCTAGCACAGTCTCCCGCCCGTCAACTAGGGCAGGATCTATGCAGATGGCATTTGGTGGAGAGCCCGTATCCTCTTCATAGGTTTCGGACAGAGTGTTGATCTCTCGGATCAGATCGAGAGGCAGCGGCTGGTCATCGGCAGGCTCGGATTCTACAGACGCGGAGGACGGTTCTATATTACTAGCCCTTTTATCATTTAAATGTTTTGTAGAGCTATACGGGATAAAACACGTCCTTGGCGTCCTGTCATGGGCATGCTTACGCTTTGGCCCTTCCCCTGTAGAATTTTTCACCAGTGTCCCCGGCGTCCTCCGTGTGACATTTCCGCCCGGATCGTGCCATCCAAGGCTCTTGCCAATCGTCAGATGGCGGTGGTATTCCCGCCTTTTGAAGCTGTGCCACTGCGAGAATTCAACGAATTGCCGCACCACGAACCGGGCCCGCCTTTCGCTCCATCCTGTCAGTTTCAGGACGCATAGGACGATTTTCTGAGCAATTGAATGAGAGGGAGAGGATTCGGTAAAATCGGAAGTGACAGAATCTAGCTTCGCCCGGACTTTGGCTCGCGTAGTGCCGACACAGCAGCAGAGCAGCTCCTCGAGCTCGGTTTCCCATGAATGCGGTGTTCTCTCCAGATCGAAAAGCGTCTTCCGCCCGTGGGCCTTGAAATGGTTTGCAAGCCTCGCCTCGATCATCTCACGCGGCCAATCAGTGGCAGCCTCGATGAAGCGAATCGCAGTCTCACCATCCGCTCCGCTCTCCTGAATGAATTGAGCGAGCACTTCAGCGGCCATTCTACGGCAGGTCTCTTTTTCTGCAGACGTCATTCCCATTCCAGAATTCTCAGCCCGTAGTATCCCCGACGCGCCTTTTCGTCGTTCTTCCTGATTCCGTTGGACTCGGTCTTGCGGTGGATTTCGAGTATCCGGTCCGTGAGGCCCGACTTCATGGTGTTGCCGCCCACGGCGGTCCATCCCTTCGCCTCGCAGAACCGCACGTAGGCGGTCTGTATTTCCTCCTTAAGCACAGGCTCCACGCGCTCCTCCACCACAAGGCAGGTCTTCACGAAGTGGCGGATCGAGTCCGACTCCGCCAGCAGATCGTCGATCCGCGCACGCTGCACCTTGTGCATGCGGAATTTCCCCGTCTCCTCGAAGTCCTGGTAGAGGGCGATCGCCCCCTGCACCATCCAGTTGAGGATGCCCGAGGCCTCTTCCGCCAGCAGCTTCTGCAGGAACTGGGGGTCCGGCTTCTTTGGGGGGGGAAGGGTGTAGGGCACCAGCATGAGACGCCGCTCCCAGGCGCCCGCGTCTCCGCTCAGCGACACCTTGAGCCGGGAGTTCGAGTTGATCCCGACGTTGAAATCCCCATACACGGTCTTGGTCCGACCCACGTTCTTGGTTTCCGCCGTGAGGGCGTCTCCGCCGACGAGGCTCTTGAGCATGAAGGCCCCGTCGGTCATGAGGAAGTTCCCCGGCACGTCGGCGCCCACCAGCAGCGTCTTGCCCACGAAGTTGGCGATCTCGAACCGCTCCGCCAGCAGATGCGTCCGCAGCGCCACCACGTTCTCCTGCCCGATCATGGCCGCGATGGCCTTGATGAAAGTCGACTTCCCCGCCCCGCCCGTTCCGGTGAGCATGAGGATTTTCTGCCCCAGGTTGATTCCCAGCAGGCACATCCCGCCCCACCGATGCAGCAGATCGATGTCCAGCGCTTCGTCCAGGGCGCTCTCCAGCAGCTCTTTCTTGAATCGCGGGCAGTCCGCCTCCGGGTCGAAGGCGTAGGGGATCTGGTTTCGCGAAAAGTGCCCGGGCGAGAACCCCGTCTTGGCCATCGGGTTGGAGCGGATGTTGAGCATGCCGTTCTTCACGTGGATCCGGCCGGGCTCTTTGATAAACGGCTCGCGCTTCTCGACGCGCCCCTTGAGCAGCCCCGTGATGGCGTCCAGCAGAGACTTCGTCCGCTTCACGATCAGCCGCGAGTCGCCTTGCGCCTTTGACATCATGAACGCCGAGAGCCGGTCCGCCACCGACCCGTCCGTCTGCTCTTTCCAAAGCCCCCGCTCGGGGAGGTACTGGTAGAACCGCCCCTCGTCTGGCTCGTAGAGCACCCGGTTTACCGCAGCGTAGGCCGCTGGCCAGTACGGCTGGTTGATCTGCAGGGCCCCGTTGGCGGAGAAGTACCACGGCTCGCCGAAGGTCTCCACGAGGTACTCCTCCGAGTCCTCGCGCACGGCCCACGGCAGCACGTGCTCCTCCGGCCACCGCAGCTCCTCAAACTCGCATTTGAACGCCGTCCGGGAAAAGTCCGTCTCGTAGTCCTCCCCGTTCGGGTGCGACCCGTATATCATGGCGTGGGTCCCCATGGCCAGCAGCGACCCCCACCGGGGCGTCTCCGGGTCGATCGCCACGCCCCCCGGGGCCTCCGGGTAGATGTCGCCCGAGCTCGGCAGCCCCTCGGCCATTATCCAGAACCAGTAGATACGCCCCCGTGGCGTATCCGTGTACAGGGTACGGCCCGCAGTCTTCGGGTTGAGCGTCTCCCACTCCACGGCAGCCTCCAGGCTGTCCACGTTGACCGCTGCCAGCAGGTAGTCCTCGCCGTGGCTTTTGGCCTTCGACGGCGGCCCTAGAAGCACCCCGACCGAGCAGTCATCCCTCAGCTCGCGCTGGTAGTCGGGCGACTGCGTGTCGTCGAACGCCACCGACAGCCACTTCGACCCGTAGGGCTCCTTCGTGCCCGGCTCCACCGGCAGCAGGACAGGACGCCCCCCGATCGACTCGTAAATGCTGGATACATGGCTTTTGGACTCGGTCACTAAGGGCGGATGGCGATAGCGGTTGGAAAAAGGGAAAGCTGGTTGGGGTCCATTCTGCGGGCCTCACGGGTTCTCGACGCGCTGAGACGGTGCTCCTCGATGTCGTGGGCCAGGTGGCACCTCTGGCAAAGCGCCGCCAGATTTTCAGCCCGGATGTCGGTCTTGTCATGCTTGTTCGCGCCACGGGAAAACGGGTGCCCCAAATGGGCAGTCGTGAGAACGACCATCGATCCCGTGCGGGGATGGGGCATGCCATGGGCAGCGCCGCACCATTCGCAACGCCCTTGAGCCCGGCGAAAGCGGATCAGCTGCGAAACGCGACGCCAGTTCCGGGGATACCTTTTCTGGTCTACAGGCATCAGCGAAACCTCCCACCCGACGGGAAACGCCCGAACAAGGCCATTGCCGAAAGCACGCACCCCACTGCCAGCCCCACAGCGAAAGCCGTCCACACCACGCTCAAGGCGTATCCGAGAGCGTCTTCATCACCACTCCCGTACTTGTCCCAGATCAGCTTGGAGTTCACCGCCGCGTAGCTGGCTACCCAGTAGAACGCCCCCAGCATTCCAATACACATCGCTATCCTCCTCTTCATAATCCCGTCCCTCACTTCACGAGCCCACGCTCTTTCCGGGCCGCGCGGTACCGGACCACTACCAGCTTCTTCACCCGCCCAATGTCCCGGTCCAGGTTCGGCACTCCACCGGCAGACTGGACGTCCTCCCGTTTCACCGCTGCATCGATCAGCTCCGCCGCAGTGTTCTCGCCCGCATGGAGCAAAACCTCGAACAGCACCCGATTCAGTATTTCGTCGTTCTTCATAATTCTGTCCATCACTCGGTGAGACGGAAAGCCGCCTCCATCTCAATCGGCAGCTCCGCCTTGAAAATCCCTTGAGCGCCCCGCGCCGGGATCGGCTCATCTAGCTTGCGCACGTCCTTCAGAACCCACGCCCATCTTCCAAGGCTGTAGTTTCCGTAGATGTCGGGTTCGCAGCTCTCCACCGGACGGCTTGCCGCTACAGTGGCGAAGGCGACGATTGCCCCCAAAGGCAGGTTCCCCCCGGCGTCCCACTCGAGTTTCTCCAGGCATTCCTCCCAGAGTTCCGGGACTCTGGCCGCATCTCGAAGCCCTTGCGTCGTCTTTGCCGCATGGATACCGATCCGGCGACCGACGATCGAGGCGGGAGCCGCCCAGCTCCGGGTTTCCTTGTCTTTTACCCCCTCCGCTATCAGCGAGGCCCAAGGCTGCCATAGAGAGACGCAACTAACGACGAGCCCAGCAGGGCTCATTTGCTTCTCCTTCTTCCGAAAAAGGTCCATTTGCTCAGTCATCCAGCCTCATCCCTTCTAGGAAGCCAGCCGGTAGGGGTCTGCCTTGTCCAAGTCCCTCGACGAGGGCCTCGATTCCGTCGAGCGCTTCGGAGAGGCTCCGAGGCTCCCCCGCGCCATGGCCACAAACAGCCGCTGGGCCGCCTCCTCCAGAGACAACCCCAGGTAGTTCGCCTCCACCCGTATCCGCTTTTCGATGTCGGGAGGCAGGGCGATCTTCACGCGCGGCAGCTCGCCCCACGAGTCTAAAAGGTCTTTCTTCATACGCTTTCATCGGTCCGCTACCAGGTTTCGAAGGCCCCACGGCCCTTCCGCTTGTGCAGCTGCGTTCCAGGCTGGCACTTCAGCTGCATGGCGTGGCGGCCTATCGAGGCCACCTTGAAGGCCGCTCCGGGGAAATGCAGCCGCTTACCGTTGCGGAACCCCCGCTCGCGCGGGTCGACCCCCAGGTCCTTCACGGCGACCACCAGCCCTTTCCGGTGGGCCAGCTTCACCACCAGGTCCACCCCCAGGGCGGAGAACTCCAGCCCGGGACGGAACACGGGGCAGCGCCGCCGCATTCCGGAGGGCTTTTCCGGAGAGCCCGACTCCTTCACTGTTTCTGCATTCATTTCACTATGGGTTCGTGTCAACTGGTTGGTTTGGCATCCTGGGCATCCGCACGCGCGGGTCCCAGTAGCGCTTCACTTCCGCGTGGAAGGTTTGCGCAGGCATCATGTCCGCCGCGTTATTCAAGATTTGCAGCAAAGGAGCCCCGCCTACAGCGGAACCGCGAGACTCCTTTCGGCGTTTCCCTCCAGCAGCCCGCTAAAAATGTCCCCCGCATGCACGAACAGCCCCGTCTTCTCCGCGATCGAGTCGCGGATTCTGGATACGGCCTCGCGAAGCGCCTCTTCCAGCCGCAGAGGCCGGATCATGAAGCCCACCGAACCCCCGTGCAGCTTCCACCGCAGCAGGCACTCGATTTCCACCAGCTCGCCGCCGGCGAAGAGAGACACCTGCACCGCTATCCGGCTCGGCACGTCCAGATCCCCCGCCTTTCCGGTGGTCGTCTCCTTGTAGGACACGTTCCACCCGCCGTCGCTCTCGCGCTGCACCGAGCTGAAGTCCACGTTCCGGGTCGCCTCCAGCTCCCGGGCGATCGTAAGGATCTCCGAGGCCGAGTGGCTCGACACCTCGTGGGCGTGGTCCTCCAGCCATTCGGCCAGCGCCATCTGGTCCACCCACCGGTGAAAAGCCTGCTGCCACGACTTCAGCTCAGGGCTCTTCACCAGCTCCAGCTCCGCGAAGTGCGCGCACGTCTCCGCCTCCTCGCTCGAGCTGTGGTAGTCGATGCACGCGCGGAACCGCATCCTGCGCGGCTCCACCCCGAGCATCGTGCGGTGGTTCCTGAAACGGTTCACGTATTCGGAAAACGAGTCCGGCTCCTCGAACAAGGCCCGCGCCGCCGGAGCCGGGTCCAGATAGTCCTTCAGCGAGACCAGGCTGATCCCGGCGGGCACCGCCGCGAAGGGGGCCGCGAAAGCCTCGCCCTCCCCGTCCTCGGTGAAGATTCTCACGTTTTGGGCCCCTTGGGCCAGGTCCTCTATTTTGCCGATCGCCTCGGCTGTCAGTTCGCTCATGATGCGGTTGCCTTTCTAGGTTTCACGTTGTCGTTTTCGTTGGTGTCAGACTCGGGCTTGGCGCCGCCTTCCACGACAGCCGCCCCCTCGTTAAATCTCAGCTCCTCCTGTTCCGGGTCCTCTACCGAGAGGTAGCCCTCCGTAGTGGCGTAGAGGATGCGCTTCTTCCGGTCCGGCTTCGGCAGTTTCTTATTGACGTCGTCAGACAGGTCCACGGCGGTATCCTGCCCCTTCAGCGGCCTTATGTGCAGCGTGTACGTCACCGACCCCGGCTTGCCCGTGGCCCGCACCGCCTGCACCACCTTCATCAGCGCTTCCGAAAGGTCGCCCGGAGTGCGCCCCTTGTTCATCCTGGCCATCGTGTCCGTAAACAGGTTCGACGGGGTTTCCTTAACAGTATCGTTGCTCATAAATTCTACAGAAACGCCAGTTGCTTGGTCTCCAGCGTGATTCGCTCGAGAGCCTTTCTAAAATAGTTGCCGTCCAGCTCAGCCGCCACCAGATCGCACCCCGCATAGTGGGCGGCGATCGCTATCGACCCGCTCCCAAGATGCGTATCCAGAATTTTCATCCCCCGGCGGGCGAATTTCCCGATAAGCCACTTGTAGAGCGCCACCGGCTTTTGCGTGGGATGGATTCTCTTCTCCCTGAGACTCATGTCCCCACAAGCCCGAGTCCCGGCAGACTCGCTCCCCTGGAACATCCCGTTCCACATGTAGCGGAAAATCCTCACCGACTTCAAAGAGGAGCAATACGCCAGCTCGCAGTCAGAGAAATTCGACGCGCCATTGACCTTGTCCCAGACTATTCGCCCCGGGCCGATGCCCGGCATGTCGAAGTAGTTGACGCCCCAGACAATCTGCTCTTTCGACACTCTGAAAAGCTCCTCGAAGTATTCTTTTCCAGGCACGTCCCAACTCTTTATCGAAGGGTATCCGTTTTTCGGCACTCTGAGCTGCCCGGGTTTGTAGGCAGTCGTCCGTCCATACCAGGCAGCCCGGTCAGGACCCTTGAAGTACGGCGGATCCACGATCGCCAGATCGAAGTATTTGTCCGGAAACTCGGCCATCAGGTCCATGCAATCGCAGTTCCTTATATTCAAACTATCTGTGCCCATCCGTGTCATCCGTGGTTGAAAAAAAACTCAGTCGTCATCGTCTTCATCCCCACCGCAATTGTCGCACCGGTGCTTGGCTCCCGCCCATCCGCCGCAAGCAGTCCAGTGGAACACGCTCCCGCATTCCCCGCAGACTCCAGAACCGGTTTCGTCAACCGGCTCATCGCACACGCAGCAATCGCCACAGTATTCAAAATCCTCATTCACATCCTCGAAACTCATCTGCGCCCATCCGTGTCATCCGTGGTTGAAAAAAACTCAGTTCCTCTCCGGCTCCATCGCGGACACCGTGAACCTCACGCCCGCGCGCACCCCCATCAGGGCCCCCGGGGCGCAGTCCCCCTTCTCCAGGACGATCTGCAGCTCCATCTTCGTGGCAGTCGCCCCGCCCGAATTCACAAACCCAGTGGCGGCCCGCTCCACGGCGTCCACCAGCCGGGCCGAAAAACCGCCCTGCCCCAGCACGCTGCCGCAGATTTGCTCCACCACGTTACTCACTTCCTCTTCAGTCATATCCACAGTATCCAAAATTTCCCTAGTCCTCCCGCCCCGAGCAGGTCGCAGGCTTCGAGAGCATCCCCTCCAGCTGCCCGGCCTTCAGCTGCAGCGCAGCCAGACGGTCCGCCAGCAGACAGTGTATCCGCATCGCGTGCCTCGCGCCTTCGAGCGCGTTGTGCACCTCCGGCTCGTCGGGGATCCCCAGCTTTTTGTAGTACTCGTAGATCGAGTACTCCGGGTTCTCCACGCACTCGCCATCCGCACAGGCCATCAGGTAGGCCTCCGAGTGCACGTCCACCACCCGCCCGTGGAAAGGCAGCTCCACGCAGTCGCGGCGGCGCAGAAACCCCACGTCGAAGCCCGGGTTCTTCCCCACCACCCGGTATTTCCCGTAGGTGTTCCCGTAGGCGTCCGGCTCCGTCAGCCAGGTCTTCAGGGCGACGAGCGCCCCCCGCTCCAGCGGCTTTCGCGGGTCGCGGAAGTCCGCCATCGTGAACCCGTTCACCTCCAGCGCCCTCGGGTGCGGGTCGCGCACGTACTGCGGGCGGCACTCCATGTAGAACTCGCCCTTGGCGGCGTGCGCCGCCCCGACCGAGCAGATGCCGTCCTGCTCCGGGTCCAGCCCCGTCGTCTCCAGGTCCAAGAAAAGCTCGCTATCGTCTGGCATAGGAAAGCTGTTTCAGGAGCCCCTCTCTCCGCTTCGGGTCCTTCACGATTTTCAGCACCTCCGCGCTTTCGCGCGCCTCCCGGTCCTCTTCGCACACCGGAGGGCAGCCCTGCTCCATCCACCACTGGTAGACCAGCGCCCCGTAGGCGCTTTTCGAGAGCCCGAGGCCACGGGCGTACTGCTCTATCTCGACCGCCAGGGCGGGCGACACCCGCGCGTTGATCTGCGCAGGCATGGGAGGAGGTTTCATCTTAGAGGGCATAGGTTGTAAAAGTATTTCAGTTGCGGAACGCGGACACCAGGCGAGCCACGGCGAAAACCACGAGAACGAACGCCACCGGCATCCACAGAGGCGAGAGGACCCACCACCACGGCCAGCCGATCGCCCCCACCAGCTTCAGGACGACAAACGCCACCGCCAGCAGCCCCGTAAACCCAACACCCCCAGTCGCTGTGCTTTCTTTTCTCATACGCTTTCTCCGCTGTTGATAATCGATGTATCCAAAAACATCTGTGCAAATCCGTGTCATCCGTGGTTTAAAAAAACAAAAAAAAATTCAGAACCGCCTCACTCCCTTGTATTCGTCCAGAGACTTCCGCAGCACCTTGATGGGCGATCCCCGCTTGCCGCGCCCCACTCCCGGCAGCTTGCGCCGGGGCAGTATTTTCAGCACCTTGCGCTGCACCAGGTCCAGCACCGTGTCGCGGCTGCACTGCAGCTCCTCGGCCACCTGGGCCACCGTCAGCACCTCCGGCCTCGGCCGCCGCAGCGAGGCAAGGCTCTCGATGCGAGCCGAAAGCGCCTCGATCCTCTCGTTCTGGGCGTCGATCCGCTCCAGCAAAGCCTCCTGAAACTCGGTCATCCCTCCGGGCCCTCCAGCCTGAACGGCTCCCGCTCGAGGAGAAACTCCAGATGCCGCACCCGCTGCCGCAGCTCGACATTCTCCACCTTCAGCGAGTCCCCCGCCCGGCGCTCCTCCACCAGCGCCTGCTCCAGCTCGAAGTTCGAGCACTCCAGATTGAGGACCATGTCCCTCAAGCGCCCCGCCGTATCCGGTTTGCGGGGACCGTCCTTCACGGAGAAAGGCCCCGCCACGCCGTCCCCGCTGGAGATGCGCGTGCCCACGTTCCACTGGAAGAGCGCCTTGAAAAACCGGCACGCCGAGTCGATGGGACGCGTTAGCATGTACAGCCCTCCCCGTTGGCCTTTTTCACTCGCGCTTCCAGCGTGTCCAATGGTAGCAGATACACATGCCCATACCCCACGCTGAAATCGCCGACAAGATCGTCGAACTTGGATTCGCTTCCAGTTACGTCTACAACCAGAACATTCGCGCCTTCGACTTCGCCTTTACGGACCGAGGCCAGCGCCTCCGTGAAGACCTTAAATCCGTTCTTTCTGCCGTCAAACAGCAGGACGGCCCGGACGGTCGCAATCTGGCAGCCTTCATCGGTCTGCTTGCGCTCCCCGAAGACGAAGGCCTCTACCTCGGCTAGCTTCACCCGGCTCAAGGCCACTGGTCCCTCCTCCGTCCGCGAACCCGGCGGGCAGCCCGTATCAAATCCTCATTGTGGTATCCAGTGGCCGAGTACGATATTACGGCCCCCAGGCCGCACGCCGCCAGCAGGCAGCACAGGGCCACCTTGCCCGCCAGGTACGCCCTCAGAAGCTTCCGCATCAGCGCCGCCTTCGAGATGTCCAGCTCAAACGCCCGGCGCCCCAGATCCCGCGACAGCTCCAAGTCCATAGGGACCCCCACGATCACCTTGCCCTCGCCTATCGGGTGAGTCGCCATTATCGCTTTCCCTCCCTTTTCTCAGGCAGAGCTATCTCGCCAGCAAGGTAGCCCTCCAGAAATCGCCGGGCGATTTCCGCCTTCGAGACGTCCAGCGCGAACGCGCGGCGTCCCAGCTGTCTAGCAACCTCCTTATGCACGGGAATTGACAAAAGTGTCTTGTTTTTTCCTATCGGGTGAGTCGCCATTATTCGGATACCCCTATTTCTACCTTGCGCTTCCGGGCTTCCAGCAGCGCGTCGTCCACCTCGTCTACAGGCGGGCATCCGTCGGCAAACCACTTGTCGACGATGGCGATAACCATGGCGTCGCCAGTCCTCTGCAGATCGTAGGCTCGAAGCGCGATCTCGGCTACCGCCTGCGCGGTTTCCCGCCTCTTCGCCAGCGCGAGCAAGTCAGTTAGAATGTCCCCCGAACCTTTCTCGAAAATCGGCAGGTAACGCTCAGCTATGAACTTCAGGAGATCGGAGTGCTTCCTGAGCAGGTCCCCATACTTTTGAAGCTCCTGAATCTCACCGGGCTTCACGCGACCTCCTCCTTTGCAAAGTCGGCGCCGTCTACATCGATCGGATGAACCTTCTTCATCCCCCGCTTAAACCACTCCTCTACAATTAGTGAGGTGAACCGAGTCGGCGACATCGACATCCGCTCAGCGCGTTTCCGGATGGCCGAGGTGATCTCGCTCGATACGTACCCATTCACAGGCTCCTTTTTGACGGCTTCTCCCATAGTTTTATTAAAACAATAGAAGGAGTGAAACGAGCCCCGTCAAGCGGAAATTATACTTTTATTAAATTAATGGACCGGCTTTGCCCGCTTTACAAAACTTTTAAAGGAACGTGTTCCCTGAATTTATTACTTTATTATTTCAGAATCGCAGGCGATCATCGGGCCATGTCTTACACTGACCCGCCGCGCAAAAAGCCCGTCAACGGCTACGTGTCCGTTGAACTCGCAGACTTCATCGCTCACCGCGCGAAGCTTCTCGACTTCAAGGTCACCAAGTACGCGAGCCTCATCCTCGAGCACTGGTACGACTCCGGCGCGCCCGCAGTTCACCCGAACGAGTACGGGTACAACAAGCCAGCAGGCGAGAGCAACGCGCCCCGACATGAAGACGAAATGCGAGACGCCGATTTCACCTTCGAGGAATTGCTTCCAGAAATAGACACCGTTGCAGAAGAGCAGGCCGCATACACACCCCCGATCTCTACCCAGCTCGACTACTTCGCCAAACAGGATGAGGACCGCAGAAAGAAGGCCCTGGTCATCCTCCAAGCTCTGGAGGACAACGAAGAGGCTTTCCAAGGGTTTTCAAAGTTGCTCGACGCAATGGCCCACCTCGTTAAAAAAAATCCAGACTGGGGCAAACCTGACTCCGGAGAAGAACCAAAAAAGTAATCCTAGCCCTAGATGCTCCATGCCCAAAAAGTGGAGAAACGACCCCGCCACCAAGTCCCAAATCCGCTACCTCAAGAGGCTTGGGGTCACTTTCCCTAAAGACATCTCGAAGGGGATGGCCAGCGACCTCATCGAGAAGGCAATAGCAGGACAGCCCGCCGACTTCGAAACCCGCGTGCAGCTGCTCTTCCTCGGCATCAAGCACCCAAAGAACATCACCGACGGAGCCGCCAGGAAACTCATCTCAGAATTCGACGACATCGATCGCATCGAGGCTTACGATGAGTGGATCCACCTGCGCGAAGAGGAGGAGATCCGCAAAATGGACAAAGAGATGGAGGATGAATTCCGCTCGGAAGAAAAACCCGAGTCCCGCAACTACGGCTGCCTCATCGCACTGGCCATACTGGCCGCCCTGTTCTTTCTCACAGCCCTCTTCGAGCGACAGTAGGCATACCTAGAGCCCGCTCGCGTCCACCTTTTCCGCTTCCAGCTGGAGCCGCTCTTTTTCCGCGAGCTCGGTCAAAGGGCTGTCGATGTAGCGAATATCCATAGTTATATCCAC